TTACACATCATTAGTACCTTCCTTATTTTTTGACTGGGACAAATTTGGGACCGATGGGTTCAGGATCGAGTCTATTTGCCGTGCGTGTTCGGTAAGGTGATTAGGTGCAAGGTGAGCATATCGACGAACCATTTCGATAGACTCCCAGCCTCCCATTTCCTGTAACACTGACAACGGGACTCCGGCTTGAACCAGCCAACTTGCCCAGGTGTGTCTCAAGTCGTGAAATCTGAAATCATCAATACCAGCCCGTCTCAGCGCCGCTTTCCAGGCTGTGTTTGCGTCATACCGCATCTTCCTTACTGTTGGCGCTTTCGTTCCGTCTGGTTTGGTACAGCTTTCCTTGTACACAAATACCCAACGGTGATGATTACCGATTTGTTTTTTCAATACGCGACATGCAGTATCATTCAGCGCAACGCCAATTGCGCGGTTTGATTTACTCTCTTCCGGGTTTATCCATGCCACCCGGCGCTGCATATCTATTTGTTGCCATTCAAGGTTGATGATGTTCGAGCGTCTTAAGCCTGTTGCCAGTGCAAATTCAACAACAGACTTTAATGGCTCCGGACATTCATCAATCAGCCTTTGTGCTTCATGGGGCTCCAGCCAGCGGATCCGTTTATTCTTTGGTTGAGGCACTTTAATAATTGGTGCCTTATCGAGCATTTTCCATTCACGCTCTGCGGCTCTTAGCAGGGCCTTTATAAATGAAAGATGCGTAGCCTTCGTTGCAACGGACGCTGGTTTTGGCGTGTATTCTGGAACAGGTTTCCCTTTTTTTCTGCATGCTTCTGCCCTGAGTTTCCAGTTTTCCTCATGACGCCGGTTCGTCATTTTCTGCATTGCTGAATAAATTTTTGATTCAGTAATGTCTCTTAGTTGCATTCCTGCGAAATGTTGAAGCCAGAATCCGATCTGCTTTCCATTGAGCCTGTTTCTCTGCGCGACGTTCGCGGCGGCGTGTTTGTGCATCCATCTGGATTCTCCTGTTAGTTAGCTTTGGTTGTGTGTGGGAGTCGTAGTCCTGAACGAAAACACCCCGCAATGGCACATTGGCTGCTAATCCGGATTCGCACTTCCGGCCAATGCTTCGTTTCGTATCACACACACCAAAGCCTTCTGCTTTGAATGCTGCCCTTCTTCAGGGCTTAATTTTTAAGAGCATCACCTTCATGGTGGTTAGTGCGTCCTGCTGATGTGCTTGGTATCACCGCTAGTGGTATTTGTGTCAACATCGCCAGAGATAATTTATCACCGCAGATGGTTATCTGTATGTTTTTTATATAGATTTATTTTTTGCAGGGTTGTGTGGCTTGGGAGGTGATCGAGAGATCAGAATTGCGTTGTTTAGTGAGTTGCACCTATTAATTTTAAAATAAATACAATTGGTTATGAACCGCCCCGGGTTTCCTGGAGAGTGTTTTATCTGTGAACTCAGGCTGCCAGATCATCGTTTCCGATGGAAGCATAATAAGCTTTTTCTGCTTCTGCCGGAGGAGTATGGCCCAGCCTTCCCAGCAATCGTCGATTGTTATACCAGTCCACCCACGTTAGTGTGGCCAGTTCCACTTCTGCACGGTTTTTCCAGCTCTTACGGTGTATTACCTCCGCTTTGTAAAGACCATTGATGCTCTCAGCCATCGCGTTGTCATACGAGTCGCCTGTACTCCCTGTTGATGCCAGTAATCCGGCTTCTTTTAGTCGCTCCGTATAGGCCAGTGACACATACTGAGAGCCTTTATCGCTGTGATGGATGGTGCCAGACGGACGACGGGCCCACAACGCCTGCTCCAGCGCATCCAGCACGAATGTCGTTTCCATAGACGATGAGACCCGCCACCCCACGATGTATCCGGCAAACACATCAATGATAAACGCCACATAGACGAAGCCCTGCCATGTGCTGACGTAAGTAAAATCAGCCACCCACAGCTGGTCAGGTCGTTCTGCCACGAACTGACGGTTTACGCGGTCGCCTGCGGCAACGGCTTTCCGGCTGATGGTCGTACGGACCTTTTTACCCCGGAGAACACCGGCAAGTCCCATAACCGCCATGAGACGTGCCACTGTACATCTGGCCACCCTGATTCCTTCCCGTAACAACTGACGCCAGACTTTACGCACACCGTACACCTGATGATTTTCATCGTATACGCGCTGTATCTCTCTCTTCAGCCAGTCGTCGTGCTGCGCACGGGCACTGCGTTTATCCGGATGATGTCGCTGTTGCTGACAATGGTAATACGTTGACGGGGCAATATGCAGTTCGCTGCATACCGGTCCGACCCCGTACTGCTCACGCAGCTTATCCAGCAGTGGCATCATTTTTTCCAGAGGCGGTCGAACTCCGCCTTCGCAAAATAAGCGGAAGCCTGGCGAAGGATATCGTTACTGCGGCGCAGTTCACGATTTTCACGTTCCAGCTCTTTCAGACGCTGACGTTCAGCGCTGGTGAGCCCACCATCACCGCCCCCGGTATCCCGCTCATGCTGGCGAACCCAGACACGCAGAGTCTCCGGCGTACAGCCAATCTTTGGGGCAATGGAACAAATTGCCGCCCACTGTGAGTCATATTCATCCTGACTTTCCAGAACCATACGAATCGCCCGCTGACGGACTTCGGGGGAAAAACGAGTATTTTTAGTCATCCTGTTTACCTCTTTCTCAGGGAGTTTAGTCTCCAGGATTTCCGGGGCGGTTCATACTGTATATATTATTAAGTATATTCTTTATGCGAATAAAAAAACTAATTGATCACGATGAGCTTCTGTCAACATTATCATATGACTCAGAAACAGGAATATTTAAATGGCTAAAAACAAATTCAGTAGTAAGAGTAAAAGGTAGTATTGCTGGAGGTGTTAGTGGTGGTTATATATGCATTAGTATAAATAATGTTTTGTATAAGGCGCATAGACTTGCTTGGTTCTATGTATACAAAAAATGGCCTCCTAAGTTTATTGATCATGTAAATGGGAACAGACTTGATAATAGGATTTCAAACCTAAGACTGGCAACAGAAGAGCAGAATGCAAGAAACATTGTAGGGAATAGATTAAACACATCCGGTGCAATTGGAGTGTCTTGGTATAAGCCAACTGGCAGGTGGAAGTCTTATGTTGGTTATAAAAATAAGACAATATCGTTAGGGTATTTCGATAGCAAAGAAGATGCAGCATTCATAGCAGCACTAGCAAGAAAGAAACTATATGGAACTTATGCGAGTAAAGCACTTAATTGCGAGCATGAGCTTTTATCTCAATTTAATAATGATGAGGATAAACTTGCGGAATATCTTAAGGAAAAATATAAAAGGACTCGAAAGCGTGTTAAAAAAAGATAAAGGCCTGCTGGTAATCGCAGGCCTTTTTATTTGGGGGAGAGGGAAGTCATGAATCTGGACAAGCAAGATGCACAAACTATTAGCTCATACATAAGGGCATCAAGACCAGATTACAAAGGTCCGGTATTCGTAGATTTATCTCGCCTTGAATAGATTTACATGTGGAAAGCAAGGTTACTTACGCATTTTGTTATTCGAACGATGACTAGCAACATTACAAAACCAATGTAACTGGAAGAGGTGAATATGAGCACACTCGCAGACCTTATTCATGCCGATATGGCTGAAGATGGAGCAAGGCGTAATAGGTACTGGAAATCATCGAGCCTTCCAGTTTGTGAAAGATTCAATCACAGGCCAAAACCAAAACGTAGCCGACGAGACAAAGTGTTGAAAAAACTCATGCAAATTAACATGGCTGGTTTTGTCAGATTCGTGAGTGAAACGACTAACGGTGATTGATATGGACGAATCAAGAAAGCAGTTTGAGGAATACGTTGCCAAAAAATTGAGATTACCATTCGAGATGATAACCGAGGCAAGAAATGGTGATAGGTACTTCGCATTTTCAAGCATGGATATTCGTCACTCCTTAAATGATTGGTGGGCTTTATGGCAGGCATCGCGAGCAGCTATTGAACTGGATATCGACTGGCCCGAATCGAATGACGACCTTTGGAAAGATGGTGAAGAAGGTGCTTATGCGATGGGTTATGAGGATGGGCGTGACAAAACGGTAATTGCAGTAATGAAAGCTATCAGAGCCGCTGGAATTAAAGAGAAGAATTTTCGATGAAGCAAACAATCTTCCTCCGAACTAAGCAACAACAGCAAGCTGCAATAAATGCCATCCTCGCAACACCACTCGATAAAGACAAGCCAGTCACCATCCGCATTACTGACTACAAGCGCAACCTTGACCAGAACGCAAAATTTCACGCGATGCTGGCGGATATCGCTCGTCAGGTTCAATGGTGCGGCAAATGGTTAAAACCAGAACAATGGAAGGTTTTGTTGATCAGCGGTCATGCAGTGGCAACAAAGCAGGAAGCTGATGTTTTGCCCGGGCTTGAAGGCGAATACGTCAACATTCGCGAAAGCAGCGCGCAGATGAGTGTGAAGCGTATGGCAAGTCTGATTGAGTACACGACAGCATGGGCTATTGGTCAGGGTGTCAGATTTACCGACAGGAGGTACGAATGAGACGACAGCGACGAAGTATCACCGACATAATCTGTGAAAACTGCAAATACCTTCCAACGAAACGCTCCAGAAATAAACCCAAGCCAATCCCAAAAGAATCTGACGTAAAAACCTTCAACTACACGGCTCACCTGTGGGATATCCGGTGGCTAAGACATCGTGCGAGGAATACAAGGGGGTTGACGTGATGATTTATCCGGGGCTATATTCCTCACACGCCAGCAAAATCTGGCGTCGGGATTGGCGTCCTGGATAGAGACCGCGACAGATACACGCCGCGAGCGTGTTTTTTATTGTCGTATGCACGCGCACATCTGAATTATGGTGGGCTGTGTGGGGGCGGAGAGATCCGCGCCGGTCGGTTTCCCGGTTACGCCAACCCTGCACAGTTCACCACCAGACGATTGGCGTCGTCGGTGGTGAGTTATTAAGAAACCACTCGAGGGCGTCATTATGACAACTCAAATCTCTGTTGAAACTCTCTCCCCGATCACCCATAACCAGATTCCTGTTATTACCACCGAACTTTTGGCGCAGTTGTACGGTGCTGAAGTTAAGAACATTCAAAATAACTACGCCAGAAATGCTGAGCGCTTTATTGAAGGAAAGCATTTTTTCAAAGTGGCTGGCGATGCCCTGAAAAATTTGCGGGTTACTTTAAGTAACTCACAAAATTTGCAACCATCTTTAAGAGGTTTGCAAATTTCCCCCAAAACTCGCTCCCTCATCCTCTGGACAGAACGAGGCGCAGCCCGTCACGCCAAAATGCTCGAAACC